GGTCCACCGAATGACTGTCAATCAGGAGAAATCAGCTGACATAGAGGAACAAGAGTAATGGCCAAACAGCATCGTGAAGAGCAGTACAAGACCATCAAGGGCGTAACCCCGCCGGATCGGCGTGCGCCGGGCCTCAGCCCGAAGCAGACGGTCGGCTCGTCTCAGAGCCACAAACGCGGCAAGCAGGGCTAAGGACATGGGTGACACGGTCTTACAGAAGCCGAAGCCGCCTATGCGTAAGAAGATCCAGTCCAAGCCCGCTGCACGTGCGGCTACGACCGAGGGGATCCTTCGTCAATCCACAGATGGTGCAAACCGGGAACCGTTCTCGGGCAAGAAATAACAATCCAGAAGGGGGAACTTCTTGGATATCTACCTCCACGAGAGCCAGTCCCTAATCGACGTAGACGAGCACCGCTTCAAGGTGGTGGCTGCGGGACGTCGGTTCGGGAAGAGCTTCTACGCCGCCTACAAGCTGTATGAGCAAGCCTCGTACACGGAGAAGGTGCGCTCGGATGGCTCGATCATTGATCTGGCTCAGGAGGTGGTTTACTACGTAGGACCGACGTTCAAGCAGGCACGAGAGAACCTGTGGAGCGTCATGATGGACATCGGCCACCGGGCCGGTATCATCGACTCCGTACGGCAGAACGAGGGTGAGATCCGCCTTACCAATGGGCGTATCATCCGGTTCAAGGGCGCTGATGACCCGGACTCGCTCCGTGGTGTCGGCCTGAGCTTCGTGGTTATGGACGAGTACGCGTTCATGAAGCCAGCCGTGTGGGAGTACATCATCCGTCCCGCTCTGGGACGGGCTGAGGGAGGGGCTCTGTTCATCGGTACCCCCGATGGCAAGAACCACTTCTACCAGATGTGGTCTGCTGCCATGGAAGGCAAAGACCCTTCTACAGAGCAACCCAGCAAAGACTGGGTAGCGTTCCAGTTCCGGTCCAAGGACAATCCGCACCTGACCGAGAATGAAATGGAGAGCATGTACGCCTCCCTCTCCGAGGACGCCCGCAAGCAGGAACTTGAAGCCAACTTCGAGGCCACTGGGGGTAAGGTCTTCAACTACGCTATGTTCCCCGTCGTTGCAGGCGGGTCCAGCGCTGGGGGCAACTACGTGATCGGGGTCGATCTGGCGGGGTTCGAGTCCGTCGATGGAGCCCGTAAGGCGAAGCACGTGCTCGATGACCACGCGATCGCCATCGTACGGGTACACGACCGTGGGTACCACGTAGAACGCGTCATACACGGCCAATGGGACGTCCGTAGGACGGTCCTTGAGATCATGCAGGCATACCGGCACTACCGTCCGGTGGCTGTAGGGATAGAGCAGGGGATGGCCAAGAACGCCGTGGAGGCGTTCCTGAAGGAGTACCAAGAGCGTTACGGCCTCTGGTTCGAGATCATCCCCCTCAGGCACAACAACAACCGCAAAGAAGACCGTATCAAGTGGGCTCTGCAGGGCCGGGCCGACCAAGGGAAGATCACCCTTGAGCCGGACTCCGACCTAGATCCCGAAGACAAATGGGTCGGCAAGTTCCTTGGTCAAGCCGTGGACTTTCCTAACCCGCTCGCACATGACGATCTGCTGGACGCTGTGGCCTACACCATAGACCAGCTAGGGGGAGAAGGGGCTTCTGCAAGCGCCGACGACTTCGCCGTCTTTGATGAGTGGACACCCCTCGATCTGGAGTCAGGTTACTAATGGCAGGACAGATAAACGACCCGCATGGCGCTAACGCCCCCGTAGCCTCCAAGGTAGAGGACAGCTGGGGCGACCTTAGCTCCTTCATCATGGACCACGTGACGGCTGCTCGGGACTCCCGAGACCGCATGTACAAGCAACGGTGGGATGCCTATGAACGGACATACAGAGGGATGTGGTCCGACCAAGAGCGAACCCGTGAGGGTGAGCGTTCGAGGATTATCGCGCCCGCTCTCTCCCAAGCTATTGATTCTATATCGGCGCAGATTGAAGATGCTATCTTCAGCCGAGACCAGTGGTTCGACGCCATCGACGACGTCAACGACGGTGAGCGGGACGACGTGGAAGGGGCGCGTGTCAAGCTGGTGGAAGACTTTGAGATCGCGGGTGTTCCCGAGCAGATCGCCAAGGTAATCCTCAACGGCTGCCTGTACGGCACCGGCATTGGCAAGATCAACATCACCCGTCGGGAGGTAAAGACGGTTGCCCAGACCCCGCAGGGGCCCTCTGTGCGTACCGAGATCCGCCCGCTGGTGACCCTTGACGCGGTCCCCCCGTGGGAGTTCGTCATAGACACTCAGGCACGTGACCTCGCCAGCGCTATGTTCTGCGCCCACGAGACGTTCGTGCCCAAGACCGTAATATGGTCTAAGCAGCATCAGGGCATCTACCGCAAGGTCTTCGTGGACGGGGCTCCCGCCGCCGAGACGCCGACCCCCGGTGGCCAGCCCATATACGATCAGACCCGCCAGAGCGGCGAATACGACGGCTCCGTCTGGGTCACAGAGTACTACGGATTGGTCCCGGCCAAGCTCCTGAAGGGGCGTGCCGAGGTAGATGCGGACGACATCGACGGTCACGGCATGGTCGAGGCCATCGTCGTCATCGCCAACGAGTCAGAGATTCTCAAGGCGCAGGTCAACCCCTTCATCATGAAGGACCGTCCGATCATCGCCTACCAGCACGACATCGTCCCCGGCAAGTTCTGGGGCCGTGGCGTGGCAGAGAAGGGGTGGAACGCACAACGAGCTCTGGACGCAGAATTGCGTGCCCGTATGGACGCGCTCGGTCTGCTCACCTCGCCAATGCTTGGAGCCGACATCACAAGGCTTCCCCGGAACCCCGATATGCGGGTACGCCCGGGTAAGGTATGGCTGACCCGAGGGCGGCCAAGCGAGGTTCTCGAACCGATCCTGCTGGGCAACATCGACCCCAACACCTTCAACCAGAGCTCTGAGATGGAGCGGCTGGTGCAGGTGGGTACGGGGGCCATCGAGTCCAACGCACCACTGAACACCGACCGCCGGAACGAGACGGCCTCGGGCATCTCCATGATCCAGTCCAGCGCCCTCAAGCGCCTGCGCCGGAGCGTGTGGAACCTTGAGCGCCAGTTCCTGAACCCGCTGGTCCGTAAGTCCATGTGGCGCTACATGCAGTTCAACCCAGAGCGCTACCCACAAGACTTCCAGTTCCGCGTAGCGGGTGCCATGGGCATCGTCAGCCGCGAGTTCGAGCAAAGCAACCTGACGGCCCTGCTGTCGGTCGTGCCGCCGGAGAGCCCGGCCTATCAGGTCATCCTGAAGGGCGTCGTGGAGCTCAGCGGTACGCCCAAGAGGGACGAGCTGCTCAAGCAGATTGAGGAGATGTTCAAGCCCAATCCCGAGCAGCAGCAGATGCAGCAGATGCAGGCCCAGATGGCCATGCAGCAGGCTCAGCTGGAGATGGTCAAGCTGCAGGCCGAGATCGAGGAGATCAAGGCTGAGATCGAGCTTACGCGGGAGAAGACCCGCCACGAGCGCATCACTGCTGACCTTGAGGACGAGAAGATCGACATTCAGGCCGCCAACACGGTCATTGGTCGTGAGAAGGCACGGGCCACGTTCGAGCAGAACGAGATCGCCCGACAGCGTAATGAGATCGACGCCAAGAAGATCGCCGCGCAGAACAGGGCCAAGAAGTCACCGAAGTAACATAGGGGAAGGGGATGAACGAGGAAGACATCAAGTACTACGAGGACGTTATCGACCTCACCGGCCATCCCGCATGGGAGCGGCTGGTTCTAGAGATGCACAAGGAGATCTACAACATCCAGTCGCAGGCTCTAGAAAGCATCAAGACCATCGAGGAACTGTACTTCGCCAAGGGTTACGCCTCCGCACTTGCGGCCACAGCTAACCTGCGCGACACAGCCAGAAGGGTCCTTGAGGAAGGCAACGATGAGTTTTCTGGTCTTTGATTACCGCTGCACATGGTGCGGCGAGATTGAAACGAACCGGTTTGTCCGCAGTTCCGAGTCTGACGATCAGATGTGTGAGTGCGGGGGGAAGCTCAAGAAGCTTCTCTCCGCTCCACGTCTGGACATCGCAGGCATGGCTAAGGCGGGCTGTCCGGGTGCTTATGAGACCATGGGCAACAAGATTGAGAAGCAGCACAAGGCTGTGGATCAGCACCACCGACGGGGCACAGGGCGCCGTCGGGGTTAACCAAGGGGCGCTCCCCACACCGGATCCTCGGGCGGGAGCGAAACTACCGTACACCACCTCGCGTGGAGCGGAATGAAGAGGAGTCATTGACATGGCAAAGTATGAGGACTACGCAAAGCGCCTCAGGCAGGAAGGGAACGATCCACTTTCAGCTGAGCGGAACGACGCTAAGGATCAGGAGCAGAATCGACCGCGTGACCCCGAGACCGGGCAGT